CGGCGGTGCCGTGGCCGGTTGCTGATTGGTGCCGGTCATCCCCATGTTGAGCGCCACCAGCGGCTCATCCAAGCCCGGCAGCGGTGTGTAGTTTTCTGCAACGCGCACTTCGTTTCTGGTTAGTGCGCCCATGCTGACCATGGCCGAGTAGTACGTGGCGCGGCTGTTGGCGTCACCGCGCATGAGCGCTGCAAAGTCAAATTCGCAGTCCAGCCCTTCGTCATCGAGCATCAGATCGGCGCGAATACTGGCTTCCCACCGCTCGGCCCAGGGCCGCATGGTGTAGCGCACGAACTCGATCGACTGCTGCTCGATGTTGTTATTGGTCGCGCGGTCCAGGTCCGCGATCATGTGCGGGGGCACCCGAAACAGGCGTGCGATATCCGTCACCTGAAATTTGCGCAGCTCAAGGAACTGCGCTTCCTTGTTAGTGACGCCAACCTCGTGGTACTTCATGCCGGCTTCCAGCACCAGCACCTTGCCGCGATTCATCGCGCCTTGCGCGTTCTGGTAGGACTCGCGAAAGTTGTCGCGGGCGGGCTTGTCCTTGAAAGTGCCCGGATACTCGATCCAGCCACCCGTGGGCTTGGCATCATTGGCAAAGAAGCGTGAGCCATAGTCCTGTGCGGCCAGTGCCAGACCAAAGCTCTCGCGCGCCATCTCGATCGGCGACAGACCGATCATGCCGTCGCTGGACAATCCGCGCAGATGCCAGACGGCGCTGCGTGGCAGAAAAGTTTGATCGCCAAATCGGTCGATGATGCGATAACTGTATTCGTCAGCCTGGCTCTGCGAGAGCACCAGGCTGATGCGATCCGGGTGGATCGGAATCAAGTCGGTGATTTCACCATTGGCGTTGCTGATAATTCTGCAGAACGCGTTGCCCCGTAACGCCAGATGCCCCATGAGCATTTCACGCCACTCGAATGGGTTCTGAAACCGGTTCGGGCGCAGGTGAAACAGGCGGTACAGCCAGTGATTCGTCACCTCGACCTTGCCCCGGTTTTTGCCGGGGCGGTACAAAATGAATGGCAGCGAGGCCATGCTCTCGGACAGGATGCGCACACAGGCGTACACCGCCGACAAGCGCAGCGCGGTTTCTGACGAAATCCGCGCGCCGCTGACCGTGCGCATCGTGACCGGTTCGAACCAGAACGATCCCCAGGGACTGCGATCATCCGAGTCGGCGCGCGGACCGCCAAAATTGCGGAAGAAATCAGCGAATTTTCCCATCACAACACCATCAGTTCGTAGTCGCTGCCGATCACCATGCCGTCACCCGGTTTGATGGCCCGCGCGATCGCCATGATCAGCGCCACGATACCGTCGATCTTGTTCTCCGGGCGCTCTTTCCTCGGGTAGATGTTGTCCTTGGCATCCATGTGGGCGACCACGTTCGAGGCCATCCAGGTCAATACCGGATCGCCGTCGTGAATTAATTTGCGTTGCAATACCAGCGCCTCAAGCGTCTTCATCGGTTCTGAAAAATTGAGCACCGTCGGGCGCACTTCGATCATGGGCAAACCCACTGCCAGCATGCGTGTTGAGAGTTGCGTGGCCTGGAACGGGTCGTAGGCCACGGCCTGCACCTCAAAGCGCGAGGCCAGTTCCACCAGCTCGCCCTCGATCCAACCGAAGTCGATGACATTGCCCGGTGTCACGGTAAGTCGATCGCTTCTAGCCCAACCAGCGTATTGGCTGTTTTCGGATGCGGACACTGTGTCCTCCGGCAGCCAGTACCGGCTGAACACCGCGTAGGAACCTGCAACGCCTGGGTGCTGGAACACCAGCACCAAAGCGGCCACGTCCGTTTTACTGGCCAGATCCAATCCAATCCAGCACGGTTGCCCTGCGAAGGTTTCAAGATTCAGGGCTGGATCAGCGCAGCGATCCCAGGCGCGCATGTCCATCCACGCGGTATCGGCATTGACCCATTCGTTCAGATGCTTGGTCTTGAAATTGTTGACCGCGCTGGGCAGTTGCATCGCCTTGGCCTGCAGCGGCGCCAGCACTTCCGGGCGCACCGAGATGCCCCAATTCGGATTTGCCTTGATCAGCGCGGACTCCAGCGTCCAGTCGTCCCCATCGTCCAAGCCATAGACAATGCCAAACTGGCTGTCGTCCTCGAAGACGCCATCGAGCAGGCGGGTCACAAAGGTGCGAATCTCGTAGCAAATGCCGGAGCGGTTGCTGCCTGCCGTGGTGATCACCCACAGGAGCGAGTTGTCGCGCTTGCCGGTACCGGTTTCCACCACGTCATACACGGTGCGGGTTTTGTGGGCGTGCAACTCATCGACGCAGCCGAAGTGGATGTTGAGCCCGTCCAGGGTTGAACCTTCTGCGGACAGCGCCTCGAATTTCGAGCCACTGGCCATCACATGCATGTTGTGCGCGCCGACCCCGACGCCAAAGCGTGAGCGAAATCCAGCGGACTGGCGCGCCATGGTCTGCGCATCGCCAAACACAATGCGCGCCTGGTCACGTGTGGTCGCCAGCGAATACACCTCGGCGCCACCTTCACCATCAGCCGCCAGCATGTACAGCGCCAGCGCCGAGGACAGCGTGGACTTGGCGTTGCCGCGCGGCACCTCGATGTAGGCACGCCGATACCGGCGCTTGCCATCGGGCTTGACCCAGCCGAACACGGTGGTCAGGATGAATACCTGCCATGGCTCCAAGTGGATCGGCTGTCCGGCCAGCGGGCCTTTGACGTGGGGCAGGCGTTCAATGAACGCGCACAGGTTGTCTGCCGGAGAAAACGATTTACCCGATCGGTCCGCCAGCTTTGGATTGAAACGATAGGGGCTGGCTTTGCCCTTGAACTTGACCAGGTCGTTTAATTGCCGCTGGCAGGCCTGCTTTACCCATCGGCAGGCGGAAATATCACCTTCCACCACGGCTTCGGCGTAACGACGGGCTGCGGTGACGTAGTTAGAGGTTGCCATCGTTCCAGTCATTTGAGGCTTGGTGAATGCGCCTGACCGCTTCTGGGTCGCCTATACGATGGCCTTGGCGCGGGTGCTGTCGCCAATGCCGTCCGATAATGGGCAGGTGCAGCACATCGCCCACCTTGGCAACGAGCAGCGTCAGCAGCCAGTCGGAAAAATTGTTGATGTCGGTGGTTTCCTTGAGCACGGCCTCGACGGCGAGTCGACGCATCACGATCAGACCGTGCACATGGCTGCCGCTGCGGGCGTGCTGCCGGCGGCTGTAGGTCAAACGCCGCATGGCGATGTCTCGCCCGTCCTCATTGGTCAGCGTTTCGTCGGTGTAGGCCATCACCGCTTGCGGGCAGGCATCCAGCGCATCGGCTAGCCGCGTGAAGGCACTCGCTTCATACCGGTCGTCGGGATCGACGTAGGACACCAGGGGCAAGATGCCTTGTGTATAGCCAGCGGCACGAGCCTTGCCAATGCGGCCCGGAATCCCAGGCAAGATGTGCAACTGGATCGGTGCGCCCGCGAGGCTGGCGATGCAGGCCTCGCGCCATTCATCAGGCTCGTATAGGGTGAGCAAATGAACATCGATGCGCGCTTCGGTTGCCATCAGTCCGTCTATCCCGCGATGTCCGCCCAAGGATCGAGGTCGTCATCAGCGGCTTCCATCGGCAAAGTGACGCGCGAGCGCGAGGCTGGCGTGAAGCCCATTTCGGTGGCGGCCTTGGTCATGATCTGCGCCTGCTTGTTGGCAATCGCCAGATACGGGGACTGCATCGGTACGCCGGTGTTAGGCGCCTTGATGAGCAATCCGGTCTTGTTGATGCCGGCTTGCGCTTTACGATACAGGTCGGCGGCACACGCCCACACTTCCAGCACCGACATGTCGAGTTTCTTCAACAGGTGCGGCGGCGCGCATTCCAGTGCATAGCGCCAGGCCGACCTCGCGCCCTCGCTCATGTAATCAGGCGGCTCGACCAACTCTCCTTGCGGCTTTGGCTCGCGCAGGTTGGTCCGGCATTTCTGCAGCGTGCCTTTGATTTGCTTGACTGTGGTGGGCAGCGGTTTGCGACCGGCCATAACGATTCCATCCTGGGGGGAGTCCCCCCTGTTTCAATTTGCACGCACAAAAATTTGACTGGGCGCACGCATCGCTCGAACACGATGCCAAAGAATTCACCCCCCTACCGGGGTGTGGGCCTGCGTCGTGCGCTTTCACGCGCGGACTTGGCGTTGTGGCAGGACACGCACAGTGACTGCAGGTTGGCAGCATCAAAGCGTGCGCCACCGTCCTTGATCGGTTGGACGTGATCCACAACCCTGGCTGGAACAATGCGACCGGCGACCTCACAGGCCACACACAACGGGTGGGTGGTCAGGTGCGTGGCACGTACAGCTCGCCAATCGCGCGACTGATAGAAGCCGACTTCAGCATCGAAGCCGCGCCGCTTTCGGCCGTAGTCACGGTGGATGACGGACCGGTGTGTCTCGCAGTAGCCGGGCACAGCCAGCACGGCTGAACAACCCGGGTAGCGACAAGGAGTTGGCGCGCTTCGGGGCATTTGCGGTGGATTTCCAACTGATTCAAAAAAGAAGCGATTTACTGGGAGATTCCGCTTGGCTTCTCGCGGGAATGAAGCGTTCATACGAACACCATCAACCACCCAGAGGAACCAAAACCATGTCCTACACCAGCAACGAATTCACCGTCGATGAAATCGGTTTCATCCAAATCGCGCTGACAAAAGTGCTTGCCGCCGCAGCACGCGGCGAACTCGACCTCAACCGACTGGCCCGCGAAGAACTCGCCTCGCGCGGTCTCGATGACCAAGGCGTCTGGGTCGGCTTCGATCGCGCCAAGCAAATCCACAACGTCTGAATTTCAGGAGATACACATGACAACTCAACTCACACCCGCCCAACACGCCATCCTCGCTTACGCCCATCAGCACACCGAAGGCAAGATCGTCTGGTTCCCGGAAAACATCAAAGGTGGCGCGCGCAACAAGGTCCTTGCAGGACTCGTCAATCGCGCCCTCATCACCACAGACCAGACGGACTGGTTTATCGCTGCCGAGGGTTACGACGCGCTCGGTATTCCACGCAAGGCGCCGGTCAGCGTCGAGGCACTTGATGCGGTCATCGAATCGGCCACGCCACGCACGCGCGAGAACAGCAAGCAAGCCCAGGTGATCGCCATGCTCAAGCGTCCCGAGGGCGCGACCATCGCACAAATTTGCGAAGCGACTGGGTGGCAGGCACATACGGTGCGCGGCACCTTTGCCGGCGCGTTCAAGAAGAAACTCGGACTGGAAATCACCTCAAGCAAGGAACCAGGCAGCGAGCGGATTTACACGATCGCCGGTTGATCCATCTCGGACGGAAGTCCGAATGTCGCGCCATCACTGGCGCGTTTTGCTGCTTGTCCGGTGTAGTCCTGCCAGCGACGAACGATCACATCGACATACTGCGGATCGAGCTCGATCAGTCGTGCCCGACGTCCTGTTTTTTCGCAGGCGATCAGCGTTGTTCCTGAGCCGCCGAAGGGGTCGAGCACGATGTCCTGTGTCTTGCTGCTGTTGCGCACGGCACGTTCCACCAGCTCGACCGGCTTCATCGTTGGGTGCAGGTCATTTTTCTGTGGTTTCTTGATGTTCCAGACGTCGCCTTGGTCACGGGCACCGCACCAGAAGTGATCGGTGCCATCGCGCCAGCCATACAGAATCGGCTCATATTGGCGCTGGTAATCGGCACGTCCAAGCGTAAAAGTGTTCTTGGCCCAGATGATGAACGTTGACCATTTGCCGCCAGCAGTGCGGAAGGCCGACTGCAGGGTGTCGAGTTCCGAGGAACTCATGGCAATGTAGACCGCACCCTTTGTGACGGTCAGAATGTTCTGGCAGGCGGCAACGAGAAACGCCCCGAATCCGTCACCCAGGTTGTCGTTCAGGATGGGACGGTTTTTGCCGCGCATCTTGTCTTTGGCGGTGTTGGCGTAATTCACGTTGTACGGTGGATCGGTGAACGTCATGTCGACCAGTTCGTCACCGAGCAGCGTCTGGTAGTCCTCGGACTTGGTGGCATCGCCACACAGCAGCTTATGCTCGCCCAGCAGCCATACATCGCCGGTTCTGGAAATAGGCGTTTCGGTTACCTCGGGAACGGCATCATCATCGGTAAGACCGTCAGTGGCATTGTCTCCTGCAATCAATGCTTCCCACTCTTCCGGCGAAAATCCCGTCAACCCAAGGTCGAAGCCAGCTTCTTTCAATTCAGCCAATTCAATGCCGAGCAGTTCATCTTCCCATGATGCGTTTTCACCGATCTTGTTGTCGGCCAGGATCAGTGCCCGGCGCTGGGTGTCGGTCAGATGTTCCAGCGGCACGACGGGAATATCTGTCATGCCGAGCTTGCGGGCGGCCAGCAACCGGCCATGGCCCGCAATCACATTGTTCTGACCATCCACCAGAATCGGTGCGCCCCAGCCGAACTCACGGATGCTGGCAGCGATCTGCGCCACTTGCGCATCCGAATGCTGCTTGGCATTGCGGGCGTAGGGAATCAGCGAATCAATCGGTCGGTAATGAATCTGCAGTGTGCTCATTGGCATCCGGACATAAAAAAACCCGCCGTGAGTCTTGCTCAGGGGCGGGTTCGAGGGGTTGGACGTTCATGTATTTGTGCCACTTGGCACTGCTCACACGTCTGTCCAGAAGATAGCTGAATAGTACGGCAAAACTCCCCAATGTGTTGCACGCCATAGCCACTCAAAAATGGACAACAACCCAAAATCTTGGACATTGAACGCAATCATTGCCCTGCGTGACCCAACTGTTCAGATGCAACGACATGCGGTCCGTTGAGTTGATCGACGACGACGCCAATCGCCACCTTCCAACGTCGCCACGCTGTCGATCGACAACAGCCGAAACGCCTGCCAATCTCGTTCCAGTCGTAGTTGTCCGCGCGCATCCAGACCAGATGCCGACTCTCTACCTCAAGCCATTGCATCCATGCCATGGTCTCCAGCATTCGGTCCACATCTGCCGGGTCGGGTGGAAAGTGGAACTTTCTCCCTTCATCCGGGTACCGTTCCCAGGATTGGCGAACCATTGGTGGCCACAGGTTGAAATAGCCCTGTACGCGCACAGGTGGCAGGCGCCGACCAGTCACGACAGCATCATAAAACCGTGCGGCCACGTCTTCGCTGCACCAGAGAGTGCCGTGTTTAACCATGGCGTCGTCCTCCGTACAGGCGTTCCCCGATCCGACGGATCAACTGGCGCTCGACATAGTCCAGACGCGCATCGGTCTCAGATACCACCAGAATGTGCTGCTCCTGCCAGCCGCGCTGCTTGACGGCATCGATGTCGACAGGCTCGGACTGCATGCTGCCCAACGGCGATGGATAACGGGGCGATGGAATTTTCATGTCAGGCCTCCTGTGTATCAATGGCCCAGTGCAGCAATGCCAGGGCGTCGGCTTCGTTGTCGTCAGTGACCGCATATCCCTTTGCGCGCATGGCAGCGATGACCTCGTCCTTGCTGGCGTTGCCTTTTCCGGTCGCGTGCTTCTTGATCGTGCCAACGGGGACACCCAGGTACGGGATGTTGTGGTGCTCGCACCATGCGGTGAGGGTAGCCATCAGGCCGCCATAGACATGGGCAGCATCCACGCCGGCGTGACGGCGTACCTCCTCGAAATACACGACGTGGATGTCGGTCGCGATGGCCTTGAGTTCGGTGAGCCAGCGTTTGAATTTGAGGTAACGCATACCGCCGCCCTCGAAGCGTTGCGTCCGAAAACTCGCGAAACCATGTGCAATCGGGCCGTCGCCAGGACGCAGTGCCCAACCTGTGGTGGTACCCAGATCAATGCCCAAGATGGTCAGCGTGTGACCGGCAGGAGCGCCGAGTTCGATCACGTTGCCGACTCGGTCTGACGCAGCGGACTCAGCACAACGTAACTCCTCTTTAGGTGCGCCCGCGCGCACGTGTAGCAAGTTAATGTTGTGAGTTGTCAGCTGCGTCAGACCGTGGCTGGAATTTGCATTTTTCATGATGATCAGCCTCAGTTGTCGATGTAGGGATAGGACGGCCGCGCCATGCTGGTAGGCTCTTTCAGGCCAATGCCAACGAAGCCGCGCATGCCACCGCTGTTGCGCCATTTCTCGAAGCGCCGGGTCAGTAGTGCATCCGAGAATCGACGCATAGCGCCCACGAATTCACCGTTGGAGTCTGCCCACTGCTTCCAGTCGTTGAACAACTCAAAGGTCAGCGCCTTGGCGTTGCCATGTAATACGCAGCGATCCTCGATCCAGCGTCCCATGGCGTCCTCGGCCTCGAAATACTCTTCGGTCGCATCCATCACGCTTTGCGGCTGCTTGAGACCGGACTGTTGCCACAGCAGACAACCTTCCAGCGCCCACGCCAAGATGCCGTCGCGCTCTTGCAGCAGTTTCTCGGTGAGCTTGCCGTCGCGGCGATCGGGCGGAATCGTCACCGTGAACGGAATCAGGTGCAGTCGCCGCTTCATGGCCTCGTCGACGTTGCGAATCGATGGCTTGTGGTTACCGGCAATGACCAGCTTGAAGTGCGGCGTGTAGTCGAAAAAGTCCTGACGCATGAAGCGCGCAGACACCTTGTCACCACCCGTGATGGTTTTGATCTTGGATTCGTTCCAGCGCCGCCCCTGCTCGGTCTCGATCGACGCAACAAAGCGCGCACCACGCAGACCTGCCAGGTCGGTGGGATGGCGATCGGAGCGCGTTTCCATGAACGTGTCCATGGGCGCATTGGCCGCGTAGTCGCCGAGAATGGTGGCGATCACGTTCACGAATACCGATTTGCCGTTGGCCCCTGTGCCGTACAGGAAAAACAGCGCGTGTTCGCTGGTCACGCCAGTCAGGCAGTAACCCACCATACGCTGCAGATAAATCATGAGCTCGGCGTCTCCGCCAGTCACGTCTGACAAGAAGCTGCGCCAGATCGGGCAACAACCTTTCGGAACCGCAGTGGCAACCTTGGTCATGCGGTCGGCACGTTCATGCGCACGGATATGTCCTGTACGCAGATCCACCACGCCGCCCGACGTATTCAAAACCCAGACGTCGGCATCCCAATGCTCAGCTAAAGATGCGTGCTTGGGATCGCTGCGCGCGATGCGCTCTACCGCGCTGATGGTGGAGGAACTGGCCAGGCGCGCCCGCAGTCGTGGTGTATCGGCCTTGAAAGAAGCAGCGCGGCAGATGTTGCGCGACAGGTGCTGGATGTAGAGCATCTGGTCGGGATTCCAGCGTATGCCGGTCCACACCAGCCATTTGCCCCATTGCGCACAGTAGCGCCAGTCCTCGCCATAACGGCGAGTGAATGCAGTGGCCAGCCCATCCTCGGTGGTCCAGTCGATGCCCTCGACCAGTGCGTCATCGATCGGCGCATCCGTTTGCACGGACACCGGCACGCGGTCCCCCGTGGCGAGGAAGCCCCGGACGTCAAAACCTTCTGCAATGGCGTCAAACGCATCCCAGCCCTCGGGTTTGTCGGCTGGCGGATAGAGGATGGCGCACGACGCCGCACCGACCATCAAAATGGCCTGAGATGCGCGGTCGGCGTATTCCCAGCCTGGTTTGTCACGATCCGGCCAGATCAGAACGGCCTTGCCGATCAGGGGTGACCAGTCGGTTTTATCGACCGGCGCATTGGCGCCGTGCATGGCCGTGGTGGCACAGACGCCTAAACCGATCAGCGCCTGCGCACACTTCTCGCCCTCGACCAGAACAATTGCTTCGGCTGCGTCGGTGCGCACCATGCCCGGCTGGTTGTACAGCGGGCGCGGATTGGGTGGAGCCATCTTGCGGCGATTGGCATCCCACGGTCTGAATTCCTTGCGCCGACCGGGTGGGTCATAGCGATAAACCACCGCGATCAGCGTGCCGGCGGCGTCCAGATAGTCCCACTTGGCAGTGGCCTGACCAAGATCATCGACGGGCACTTCGCGTTTGGCCTTGCGCAGCGGGGCGGGACTGGCACGCCCGGTGAGATCACTGGCGTACTGCAACACCCGCGCGAAATCGGTGTGCACATCCACCGCCAGATACCGCGCGATCAAATCGAAGATGTCGCCACCATCGCCTGTTGCGCGATCGGTCCATAACCCAGCTTTTTCGCTATCGAGGACGATCTCCAGGCTGTCACCCGGACTGCCTAATACGTCACCGATATGAAACTTGCCGCGCCGAACTTTGCCAGCCGGAAAAATGCTGAGCAATACCGATTCAAGCCGCGCCAGCAAGGCCGCCCGGATTTCTTCTCGCTGATGATCGCCATTACCTGTGCGTGGAGTCGCGGCCAAATCTCCGTCATCGTTGAAGTCGATCATTCGGCCTCCTTGATGCCAGGCTGGGCACTCTCGCTTTGTGCCCACGTTGTGAGTTCGGACATGCGAAATCGAACCAGTCCACCCAGCAGGTAGTGGGGAATCCGTTTGGCTGAGCGCATGCTGCGATCGCTGAACCAGTAGTACGGCAGGCGAAGTGCATAGGAGGCTTGGCGGGCGTCGACCATGCCTTCGCTGGTCATCGGCATTGGGAGATGCACGTTCTCGTCATTCATGGTTTTGTCCTCCAGCAACGATCTGCCCACGCGCAGAACTTGCATTCGAAATGGGTGGAATCGGTGAACGATCGCGGCAGCAGATCGCCAGCCTCACTGGCCTGGATCACGCGGGCGGCGCGGTCGGACATGCGCTGCGCCAGGGCTGCGTCGAACGGAATCAGTTCGGCATAGATTTCCATCGTGTCGGCATTGACGGCGGTGAACAGTGCCGGGTGCTCGTGCAACTCGAGGTAGCTCTGGTACAGGGCGATCTGCGCGGCATACACGGGTTTGGATACGGCCAGCTTGTGTTTTTCAACATCGCGCCAGGACTTGGCACCAAGGCATTTGTTCTCCCACAGCGATGGGTAGGCAAAGCCATCGGGGCCACCGATCAAAACGCCGTCGACGTGCCCACGCAGGCGACCACCTGCCACCGAAAAACCAAACTGCTGACCGTTGGCGTCTTCGGTTTTGAGCTGGAAACCCGCCATGCGCAGCCAGCGGATCACCATGTCCTCGGTGCGGTGCCCACGCTCGAAAATGCGCAGCAGTCGCCCTGAGAATCCCTTGCCGTGATCGACCGGTGCGTGAACGTACTCGTACTGCAGTTGGCGTTCGCAGGCAGCACCCAGGCGCGATGCACCCAGGTACTCACGCGGTGGCGTTGCATCCCGTTCTGCTTCCAGTGCAATGTCGAACAGTTCCTGCAGCCGGCCCGAGAGACTGGCCGATGAATTGAAATCGATCATGGCGTGGTCTTCCATGGCAGGTCATCCTCCATGTCCGCGAACGGGTTCTCCTGCACGGGCGGTAGCGACTCGCGGATGGGATCGTTGACAGGCCTCGTACCGGGCATGCGCACTGGTGGATACTTGGTGCGTTCATGCTGCGCGGCCATCTCATCGACGTAGGCAGTGACGATGGCCTCGATCACGGACAGCGCCTCCGCTTCGGAGTAAGCCCCGAGGGGCTTGTCGAAACCGATGGCGGCAGCCGCTTCACCGAAGAACTTGAGGCACATGCGCATGGCGGCTTTTTCCAGCGGAGTGGCATCAACCATGGCAGCCTCCGGCGGCAAACCGTTGTCTAGCGCACTGCGCCATGACCCGTACATCTTGTGAAACGCGTCCTGGCAGCGGCGTGAACAAAACACCCAGTCGATTGGGTAACGGCGCACGTCGCCCACTCGGTGCCGATTCTCGGTGTGACCATAGCCGCGCGCTTCGCGTGAACAGACCCAACATTTCATGGCGGGCTCTCATTACTGTGCCCACGACGGTTTGCCAGTCGCAGATGCTGGAGTCGGGCGTGCTGGTGCAATAGGTGCCGTCGGCGCCGCGTGACCCGTACCAGCGACCGCCTTGGTCACGCCACCCATGAGTGCCGTGTAATCTTTGTGATCCGGCTCGATGGCCAGCTTCACAACGTTGCGGTCTTCACCCTTGGCGTCCTTCTCCACATCGACGCGCGCGATGAATTCGATGCCGTCCAGATCCGCGAAGCTGTTGATCCGGCGCGCGGCAGCCGCTTGCGGCGTGTTGTCCTGGGGGTGAACATTGCGCGAGCTATTAAGCGCGGCGCGAATGAAGCTGCGACCCATCTGACCCCAGGTTGGTCCCTTCTTGGAATGCAGGCCGACGTTGGACCACATCTTGCGTTTGGCGAAAGGACCGCCGGTGACGACGAATTCGCAGGACAGAAACACCGCGCCGGTCTCAAAGGACTCGGTGGCGTAACCACCAGTCCAGCCTTGACTAAGGTCGTCATGGCCGCCGGGTTTGATGGTCATGCGCAACGGCACGATGGTGCCCTTGGGGATCAGGTCGAATGCGCCGTGCTGTGCTTCGGCGTCGTTGAAATCGTTCCAGTTGCTGGAGGTATTGGCGTTCATGGCGTTTCCTTTAATTTGATGAGGTCGATGCCGGGGCGGTCTGGCCGAGGCACTTGGCGATAAGTTTTCCGAGGTGGGGCTCTTCGATGGCTTCCAGGCGGCCGCTGCGATCCTTGGCGGGGAAGCCAAACGGGTTGTCCGCGCGGGTGACGAAGCCCCGATAGCTGCTGCCGTCGTCGGCCTTCAGGACCGAGAGCACGACGACCTCGTCCAGCACGCCGGGCAATTCCAGTGCGGTCTTGCTGCCTTCCAGTTGCAGCTGGTAGTAGCGGCGGTTGAAGTCGTCGGTTTTTTCTTCCAGGATGGCGACGTAGATGACGTGCTTGTCACGGACGTGCTGCAGGTGCGTGAGCGCGGTGATCATTTCTTGGCCTAAGAGGCCATACGCGCCCCTGTTGTCGGGCTTGCCGGTCTTCTCGCTCATGGCCTGCGGCTGGGTCTTGCACCAGGCAAAACACAAGCGCGAGAGCACGGTCAGGCTGTCGACGAAGTAGGTGTCGTACTTGGCCAGTTGCGCCGGGTCACCAAACTTGGTGCAGACATGCTCGAAGTGCGCCTGTGAGAAGGCTTGATCGGCGCTGGCCGTGGGCATCGGGCCGGCAAGGAACACCACCAGATCGCGAAATTCTGGCCAGGTGCGCGGACGCACCGTGTCACCAGGCCAGTCACGCACCGACAGGTCACCGGCTTCCAGATCCACAAACAGGGTGGTCTCCGGCGGCAGCGTTTTGAGCTGCGTGGTTTTGCCCACGCCCGGGACACCAACCAGTCCGACTTTGGCGCTGTGACGTTCTTTCAGCCGATCTTCGGCAGAGATGATTGGGAGTGCCATCACGCCACCTCACGAATCTGTACGACCACGGTTGGATTCCAGAGGATCTGGTAACCGGAGTGGCCGTTGCGCGAGAACGGCAAGGCCTCAGCCCATTGCTGGCCAGCGTCGGTCAGTTCCCATTCGTCACGGTCGTTCTTGAATTGAAAGCCCAAGGACTGCAGCCGGGTGTTGACAGCGCGTGCCGACATGCCGACGCGTTCACCGACCTGCGTCGGGTTCAAACTGCAGATTGGCTCATTGGCCGCCGGTAGTACCTTGCGCAGGGAGTCGACTGCCAGACCGGTGTTTTCATGGATAACGGTCAGCGTCGCGGCCATGGCGATGCCGGGTTTCACGCCGGGCACGCGAGCAATGGCCTCGCCGATGGACAGGATGGCGTTGACGCGATCCTGTGTTGGTGATGGCAAGGCGGCGACCGACCCGGCTGACGCATATGACCCGGTTTTACGGATTGAGGGCAGCACTTCGTGGGTGACCCAGCGCTTGAAGCGTTTGGCCTCGGGCTTGCGGCTTCCCAGCACCAGATTGAACAAGCCGGACTCGTTGACTACGGTCATGTCTTGCGGGCCGCCAGGGGTGTGAATTGAATTCACCCCCTTTTCGTCATCGTCGAGGCGCTCCAGTGCTTTGCGATCAAGGCTCAGCGTAGACAGTACGTCGGCTGCGACAAACATCGGTTCGCCGTTCTCACCCATGCACACGCGCACATTGCTTGACTCAAAATTGAATGCGACGAGTTGGTTCATTTCGTCACCCCCACGGCGATATCGCCAATGGTTTCGGCACCTGGGTAGGTGTGCTCACGCGCCAGCGTATAAAGCGCTTCGAGGGCATTGCGGCGGCGATGAATCGCCGAGCTTTCGCGGCTCAGGGACTGGATCGCAAACGCGACCTCGTCGAGGGTGGCGTTCAGCAGCGGCTTCTCGACCGTGTTGCCGTAGCGATCCTCGTAGCTGATGCTTGTGCCGAGGTGCTCGCCGACGAAACCGCCGAGCTTGGCCTGAAGGGTTTGATGCAGGGTTGGGGTTTTCATGCGAAGTTCTCCTGTACAAGTGCAAGGCGGTAACTGGTTTTGCCGGGCTTCACGGTGCGGGCCTTGACGAAGGTTTCCTTCAAGGTCGTAGGCCAGGCGTTGAAGCGGGACTCGGAAATCGAGTAATCGATGTCGATGAAGTCGCCAACCTTGTCGCCGGTGGCAGCGATGCGTTGTGCGAAATCGGCCAGTGCGGCTTGATCCCACGTCACGCGTTTGGGGGCATCGACAGTGATCCGCAGCGGACCGTCGGTGAAATGGACGGCACCGAAATCCTTGCCGGCCTCGATGCGGGCGGCGCGCGCCTGCTCGCCATAGGACTGCTCCAGAGCGGCATCGAATTTGGTGCGCGCCTTCTTCAGCCAATCAATGGCGGTATCGAGGTTGCGGTTGATTTCCTGCTTTTGGGCTGGGGACAGCGCCGCCAGTTGGCTTACAGACATCTCAGCGATGTCGGCGGGGAAGATGGTCAGATCAGTCATGGCCATTTCCTTCACAGATACGCACGAGCTGAAGTCGAGTGGCGTGCGACGCGCCGCTCAAACGATTCGACTTCTGAGATCAGGTAGGTGACTCGGGCGCCCAGCTTGCAGAAGACTGGACCCAAGGACTCTTGCCGCCAACGGCGAAGAGTTTTGACGGAGAGCCCCCAGCGGGTAGCGAGCTCGTTTTCGTCGAGGGCGATGCGCGTGACACCGTCTCGACTGTGCCGGCTGTGTGGCCGGCCGGATTCAACTAATTGGACTTGGTTTTGCATTTCGATGTGCCTCCTTTATGAAATGGGCACATCGAAGTTTCCGCATGGATTTATGGGCGGTGTCTGGTTCCGTTTATGGTCAGATTTATGGGTTGCGACGCACTCGGTACCGCGCACGCTGCGCTTTTTCAATCACATCTTCTCGAGCCTGTTTGCCGCCGAAAGCGTCGTCGAACGATTGATAGCCGGTGTTGGTCAGCCCATTGACGTCTGCCCAGGACATTTCCGGTGGTGCCTTTCCTGTCTCGCCCCACATGACTTTGATGATCTTTGCGCGCTCGGGAGCGAGTTCGCGTGATTTGGCGAAATGCGGCAGTTTCAAGCGATCGCCCTGAAGAAATTGCTCAGGCTCGGGAATGCCGTTGATCGTCAGGAACCCACGCAACACCCGATCGAAGGCGCTCGCGTCGAAAACGTCCTGCCCGTCTTCCACGCGAACGAAATCGTTCAGGCTGCGCATCACATGGTCGCGCGGCAGGCTCTCGTTGCTCGGTCGATGCCGAAGGAGTACGCCACCGCGAGGCCATGCCGTGTCGCACAGTACGGGCGACGTTTCTGATGCTGGTGCGCGTTCCCATAAACGCCCCACAAACACCGGCGCAAAATCGTGAGTGCCAGCGATTCGCGCATTGCCCAGGTGCCAGAGATGATCTGGCACGCGTGTACGCCGCTGTGCTAGCTGTCGTGGCTCGATGCCGATCAGGCTGCACAGATCGGTGAGCCATGTTTCGACGCGCAGCGCGTAAAGCACGATGTCAGAGAGCGGGCGGGTAACGATTCGAGATCGTTGTTGCGGGCTGCGGTATCGAAACACGCCGGCACCCTCGTCAATATCGGCCTCGACTTCTTCCTCCGAATCGAGGAAAGGCACCATCACACGGGTCAGGTAGCCATCCTCAACCACCCACCGGCGGCGAATAAATTCGGCGCGGTGGTGACCGATGGTGGTCGCAGTCACGCGCGGTTCGACGCTGCGCACGCGCTCAATGGTGCGGAAATAATCCACGTAAGCAGACATGGCGTGCTCCTCAGAATTCACACAGAACGCCGAGTCGCGCCAACCGCTCAATCACGCGCTTGCGGTCATCCTCGGTCTTGCTCTTGTCATTCAGACCGTTGGGCGATGTAATCTGGACGGCCACGTTGTGGGCTTTGCGGTGCGGTTGCTTTGCCATCCGAAAAACCAGCTTCACCTGTGACAAGGCATAACCGGTTAGGTCATCCAAACCGTAGTCGTCATAGGCGACTTGGTAGATGTGACGGGCGTCGCGCCGATCCCGACCAATCACCAGCGTGCTCGACAGGTGCTGGACAATGTCGCGTCCGTTAGCTTCGTCGATGGTGTTCTGTTCGAAGGGGCGCGCGATCTTCACTTGCAGGATCGAGATCTTGTCGACGCCGTCGACGAGATGCTGTTCAAGGCGCTTGAGCATAGCGTGCGTCGAAAAGCCCAGAAGATCAAACTCACGCATGGGCATGTCGTTGATCGCCCCTTCGCAGGCCAGCACCACATCACGAAAGATGGTGGCCAGGTCACGGCGCGATTCTTTATCCTCGCAGAACACGCCAAGCGCACCCGTGCCAGGCTCCCACGAAAAAATGGCCGACATGGCAGCCGGTTCTTCGTGGTCGACCACTTCACCGCCTGCGACTTGTTTGAAATGTGCCGTCGAGCCATTGAAAGTTGCCGTGAGCGTGTGCAACAGCACTGGCGCCGGGTCGTCTGCATCCTCTCCGTCGCAGCGATCGGCATGAGCAAGGTCGCGCCGTGTGAACTGCTCGATCAAAATTTGGTCGGCGGCGATTTTTGGGTACAGGGCTGCGATTCGGCCGCGCAGCACATCCTGCATGTCGATATCGACTTTGGGCTCAATGCCTTTTGGACCCAGGTAATGGCTGGAGAAGTTTTCACTCTTCCACTGCCGATGCATCACTTGCAGGCGCTCGGCATGCTCGAAGCGGTTATCGGCCTTGACGCCGGCAGATGGAAATTCCTGAAGGAGATGCAGGTGCAGCGCGCGGCTGTACCTGTCTGTCGGCGCAACGACTACCGCCGCGTCGCCCTCATTTTTTTCGTCGAGCAATGACTGGACGGCCTGCGCACCGTATTCATCGTCCAGCAGTACTACCTGTTCAGCCGCACGCTCGATGCGCTGCTGTTTATCGGGCGCGAGCTTGGCCACGACGTGAAACAGCGCCTTGCGCGCTGGAATCGGCAGCACCCCGTTTGCGGCCTCAACCAGTGCCGCAATTTCAGGCAGCGTGGTGTCGGCGGCGCGCTCGACCATGGTCAAGATGAGCGTCGGTCGTTTTACCTTGCGCGCCAGGGTGACGAATTGCTCCATGCACGGGAGGACATCGGGGCCATCGTCCGATTGCCGGTTGCGCGCTTTCTTT